TCACTCAAAAAACATTATCAAAGCCACTCGGTGAATGGCTTTTGTAATGAATTTATCGGACCAGCGTTACTTTCGTTTTTTGTAAACCGGCGCACCAGTCGAGCGGCTTCACGCTGGAGCTCGTCTTCGATCTGAGGAGTAAGTGGCTTACGTGCATATTTCCGGCTTATTTCTTCAATCACCTGGTTTATTTGCTCATTACTCGGCGGGATTACTTCGACATTTAAGCGAGCCATCAAGCCACCTCTTTTTCGGTTAGTTTCTCGACCTTATCACGAGCAAGCGAACAGCACAGGCGCACAAACAATGACGCTATTACGTAGGCTACCGCTGTAAACACCCACCCACCGTATGCAAGCATGGAAGCCCCCAGCACCAGGCAGAACCATCCCCATACTCTCGCTATTGCGTTCTTGCGCTTAGCAAAGCGTTCAAGGTATTCAATACCCTCCCGCCGGGACTTATCATCCTTTGAATACTCGACACCAAACGTAATAATGAGAGCTAACAAACCAACTACCGCGCCAAGCAATACGATCACCCAGTAGGCGGCGGCAACAACTCTCAATAAAGAACCGGCACCTGTAGTAACAGCAAAAAGCAAAGCGGCGAGCAGCGCGTAAAAAGTTATTTTTGTTGCTGCATCAGTGAAAAATTTCTTCATTGCGTTTCCTTTAAGGTGTGAGCCTGTCGTACAGGAGCAACGCCCGAGAGAGGTCGCCACCTTTAACGATGCTCCTCAGGCTCACTACTGAAAGACTCTCTGAAATGCGCGTACGAGGCGCAGAAAAAAGCCCCTCTATTGCGAGGCTCTGGTTTTCTCTATTTCACGTATCCCAGCCAGCTGGTTATTCGCTTTTTCGATAGCGGCCAGCAGCGGCTTGATCCAGAGAACAGCTTGGCAATACGTCAGCGCGCTGGTGGTAGTGGCGCTATCACCGGCTGCGTCAGCGTCCCCGGAATCGGTGTGCACTGCGCTGGCACGTAAACTGTTCGCGTAGCTGAGCAGCCCACCAGCGACATCAGCAGGAACAGGCAGATCACTAGGTTTTTTCACGGCGGAGGATCTCCCGATACTCAATAACGGTTTTATCGGAGCTGGCATCAATCAGCGAGTTTAGTCGGCTGGCGTTTTCGGCAACCTGGTTAAACCGGTTGAAGTTGAAAGCCTGAGCAGCGATAACCGTCCCCTGCAGGGCGTTGTCACTGCGCAGAACGCCGTTATCACTCTTCAGCGTAGCTACGTCAGAGCGGCTGTTTGCCAGCAGGACACACAGCACGGCGACTACTGCAATGACGGCCACCAGCAGTATCAGACGCCATGAGGCTTTGATATCGGCTATGGTGATCATTTCAGACCGTCCAGACAGAGAGCTTCCTCTTTACCTGCGCGAGTAACCAACCCAGGAAGAACCCGGCCGCCACCGTAAACCCAGCGAGGAAATTGGTAGCACGCCGCCTTAAGGTCACCTTTTCGGAACAGGGAGAACATTGTCGAGCTCCGCATATTGCCGCACCCAGCACGGAACGTGACCGATACTACAGCGCTGAAAGTATCATCAGACAGATTTCTGCCGTTGGCGTACCGGTTAACACAGGATTCAGCATCGAGGATATTTTTTTCCCATTCCGCCGCGATCTGCTGGTCGTTTTTAACTGTGCCGGGTTTAACCCCGTGGGTGTTGCCCATGCCATCAGTGAGCACACCAGCCGGGCAAATATAAGGATCTCGACGACATGATTCCGCGTTGCCGATGAGTTCAAGACCGCGCTCATTGGTCCGAACATGCCCAGCGTTGAGCACTATTGCGATAATCGTAGCTACCGAGCAAACAATTCCGGCAGCTCCACTTTTCTTACTCAGTTTCAACTGTGCCACTAGAAATTCTCCGCATAGCCTCCGTTACCACCTCGGCGGTAGCCGGACGATCGGAGTGTGGTTTTTTACCTACATCTGATAAGTAGTTCGCCAGCAGTTGGGTTCTTTTCCTTTCCTCTGCCATGCGCTCACGCTCTTCTTTGCGCTTTGCGTAGTAGGTTTTTATCGTGAAAAATGCCGATACAAGGGCACCGATAATAAATACGTAATCCTGTAGGCTGAGCAAAGAGAACACCCCTAAAGCAGCCGACCACCAATACGGTAAGTCGTGTCCATTTGTTGGGTTCATACGTTGCATTCCACACCTCCGGGTTCGGGGTGCTGTGTGATGAAATGGGAAATTAAATTCTGCGGAAAGCGTACGAAGCGACGCCCTTACGCCCTAACTGGCATTCGATTGTGTTTTGCTCTGCGCAGGTGAAGCCCTGCTCTGCAAACCAGCGCCTGATACCTTCATCAGTGAAATACCAGATGTGCTCGTTCTTTCTGAAATGATGGGAGCGGAGAATGTCTCCGGCATCAGTGAAAATCGGGATCGACACGAAAACGTATTCACTGGCCTGCTGTACCGCCAGCTCCGGCTCGTCGATGTGTTCCAGTACATCCCACATCGTCAGTGCTCGCCACTTATTGGCGTAGAGATCTGCGAATGCGCCCCGCTCGTTCAGCCAGGCAATACCGGCCGGATTAACGTCATACCCAAGCGTTCCCGGTCGGGTAGAGACGAACTGACCGGCACCGATACCAACGTCGAGAGCAGGGCCGTGAAAATGGCGATCCACCAGCTCAATACGGGATTGCGTTAAAGCTCTGCCCGTTTCGGTGTCAGCCAACTGCTGATACTTTGCGAAATACTGCTCGTCATACGGGCGTGATGCCGGAACGGGGTAACGTCCGATCCCCAGCTCCGGTAAAAATACCAGCCCGCTTTCCAGTTCCTGATAAAACGACTTCATGGAGCCAAGCCTCGAATTTATCGGAGAAATTTGAAATCCGCTTGTCGCAGTGGTGATCCCATGCTTCACAGCGGCAGTAATTGTCGGGAATTGCCCAGCCAACACGAGAAAGGTCCATCGCCGGATCGGTTACGATTTCCGGGGCGTTGTGACCACCTCGCCCACCAGCGACAACGTATACCGGCGTTTTATAGCCAATAGAAGCAGGAAGCGCCCAGCCCACCGGCGTAACCACCACGGCGGCATGCTCAATCAGGCGCATCAGCGATTTGAAGTTGAGCTGGCCGGAGTGCATGCGCAGATCTGCTTCGGGAAGTTCGCCGACGGCCCACTCCTCCCCTTCCTGCAGGTCAGCCACGCTGATTACGCAGAAATGCTTTCTCAGTAGCCGGGATGCCTGCAACAGGTAATCCGGATCAGGATTACGGGAGTCACTGCGCCATTCACTGCGAACAGTAGCCGGACGAATTACCGCGATCGGCTTTTCAGACGTAAATTCAGCGGGTCCGTAAGAGGGCAAGTCGAGTTCTGACGGCTCGGTGCCAAACTGCTGGCGCATCGCGTCAAATATTGAACCGCGCCGTAGATGATCCGGACCGTAGAAAATCCGTTTTGTCTGGCGCATATCTGGCGGCAGGTGAAAAGCGGCCTGCGTCCGGTACTCGTTTTTGCGCTGCGTGCGGAGCGTTGTAAAACTGCGAACGGGCAGAACGGGCAAATCTTCATACAGTTCGGGCCAGGCGGTCCGGATATAAGTACCGGCTGGCAACTGCTTAACGAATGCGCGCTGGTAGATGTTGTCACCCATGCCCAGCATGCCTTCAATGAATAGAGGAACGTTTAACATGCCACCTCGCGTAAAGCCTCATTGAGGCCGAGACGCCGGAAGCACTTAAGCGCTGTCTGGCGGCTACTGTTGATGATATTCACCTTACCAGCCAGCGCTCTGGCGGTGTTGGCAAACTCCCCGCGCCATCGCGTAACACTCTCTGCTGTAGGGTTATCCAGCCCGACGTGATCACCATGCCAGTGACTACCGCCATTAATGGAGCAGTCAAAGCCTAACAGGATGATGTTTTTCGCCCCCTGGCTGGCAGCAAACAGAATCGAGCGCTGCCCGGAGTTGAAGGCCCACCGGGTATCTGTATCAAACAGATTTAGCCCATAGCGTTTATGAGCCCGGTAATTACAGGTCCAGCGAGAGGCGGAGGACGGCAGAACATCGATGTTTGCATCCCACCAGCGCAGATCACCCGCGTAAATGTATTCACAATCAGGCACGGCTCGCCAGGTGGAGTTAACAGCAATAACCGGCAGCCCCGATCCGGAGATCAGTTCGCAATCTGATTTAGTGAGAGACGGGCCGGACGCACAAATGATGAATGTTGTCATTCGTGTTGACCTGATTCGGGAGTAATTGGTTACGGTTGCCGATGCTTATCTTCGGCTTGTCTCAGAGGACTGCAATTAACCGTAACGGGGGAGAACACTGAGCCTACTGTGACGGGTTATCGTCACTCTTTCCCCCGAAGGGTGGCCCTCGACGCAGAACGCCCATAAGCCCAATGCTCTTCCCTGTTACGGCCATAAAAAAACCCGCTCGGAGGCGGGTTTGATTTCGTGTAGGCGTTATATCCCACGATTTGAAGCTTACAGGACAACCTTATGCAAAGTCAACGCTATAAAGTAAAAAAATGTTGTCATTTGCTTCGATCGCATCAATAACGGGTAGCCTTCTCAAACTCTTCCGCCGCTTGCCTTTCAACTTTGATCAGCGTATCAACCAATCTCTCATAAAATGGCTTCCAGTTACGTGACCACGAAGACTGATGGAGATCCGGGAGTCTCTTCAAAATGGCGCGATGGACAGTTGCAGATGATATGGCAGAAAACCCATTTCCGCTGCAGCGCTCGCAGTTTTTAAACACCGGCGCGCCGCGCTCGCTTGTGGCTTTGCGGTCGAGCACCTCACCTTTGCCGCCGCAACGGCATCGGGCCAGCAGCTCACCTTTACCGTTACACGCCGCGCATTTACGCTTGACCAGTTCGTGCTTGATTTTCGGCGGTACGATTTCCATTCCGTCAGAGTTGAAGACTCCAGGATGTTTGATCACATCTTCATACTGAGAGGTTAATCCGCTGCCGCCGCAGCTGTGACACGTCACGCTGGTTTCCGCTGAACGGGAGTATTCGGCAAAGGCGAATTGTGCGAGCACCAGCATGCACCAGCCAAACTCACCTGCTGCTGCTTTACGTACATTCCTGGGCGCTGATTCCATTGCATGACGTGCCAGAGCCTGTACAGCCAGCTGCTCATCGCTTTTGCTGATCCCGGTCTTACCAAAGAAAGCAGCCAGACCAAACCGCGCTCGGCTGCTGGTGGTACCAATTGCCGCCATAACATCGGTGCCGGTGATACGATCCGGAGAGGTTCCTTTCACGTCGTCGCTGATGTGCATTCCCTGTGGGCTGAAATGTTTGAGTGACGCTTCCAGTTTCATTATTCACACTCCCCTACTAGGTTAAGAATCACCGCTGCGCCGTGGTTCTCCATGTATTGGCCCTTTTCACTTTCAAGGAACCAGCGACATACCTCGATAGCTTCAGCTCGCGTCACGGGTTTGATGGTTGCCAGCAATTTTTCAAGGTAACGCTCACGGTCATATACGGATTCGTGATGCTCGGAGTAACCAAATTCATAGCCCTGTTCTTTAGTTGCAGTGTGACGAACGCTGTAGAGCCAGTCCCAGTAAAGAAACTCACGAACAACGTCAGAAAGCGTATCGGGCTCTGGCAGTACATCACGATAGCCTTCAACAAATGCCCGGCGCTGTTCATCAATTTCGTTCATACGGCTGCCGTTAATGCTGCCAGCTTTCTTCTCGGCCGGAGTCCATCCCCAAAGGTGATCGTCGATAAATTTCGGGGAAGACTTGATTACTCGCTCGGCCTCCACATCTTCGAGAGCTGCCTCATAGCTGCCGAACGTGGCCCTGACTGATGCTGCTTTTTTGATGTTCTCCCGGGCGTTCTTGATTGCCCTAGCCGGGTTATCCATGCCGATGGTACCGAAGGCAACCTGGAAAGGATCGCCACCATTCGCCAGCAAATAACGCGCGTAACGTTCCTCGGCCTCTTTTGGGGAGATTTCAATTTTCTCCAGCGCGGCTTCGGCTGCGTCCAGATGTGCTGGTTCGTTCAGACGGATCACCTCCAGCACCCAAAGATAAGCGTCAGTCTGCTTATGCCCGGTGATTCTCCGTTGCTCGGGCAGAGGCTTGATGTTTGCGAGGGCGGAGCTGTGCGCTGCCGTCGGGATGGTGAATAGTGCTTTATGTTCGTTGTTATCAGTACGCATTACGCAGCCGCCTTTTTCTTGAAGAAAACCACCTCACGAACCTGATCGCCGTTCATGAGCATGTCGTTAAAATCCCCGTTATCCGGGTAGTAGATGCTGATTTTTTCCAGGTCATTTTTTGCCAGTAAGTTGGCATGGGCGCATTCCGTGGCCGCAGCCAATCCGGTGGCGCTGTTTACGTCTCGATCTGCGAAAATAATCAAATTTTTCACACCTGCAGGAACACGGAATTTCTTCATGAATCCGCTGGTCATGGTGGCCCAGGTGTTAACGTTGTACAGCTGCTTGCAGGAAAGAGCCGTTTCGATACCCTCGGCAATTCCGAGGGTCGTCGCTACCGGGAACATGCGAATAGCGACTGAACGGGCATGATCCAGATAGCTTTCGTCCTGAAGAGATTTCTGGCGCTTCGCTCCGGAAGAATCCCTTAGTTGGGCTTTCTGATTGCCGTCCAGTAAGGTTCTGTGCAGATAGCAAAGCTCGCCTTTGTCGTCAGTTGCGAGTGAATACAGACACTGGTAAACCTTACCGCCGTAGCGTTGTTTATCATTGAACTTCACCGCCTCTTGTGGGAGCTGATAAATTCCCCTGGCCTGCAGATAATCCGCCCCGGTAGTTCCTTTCAGGTTGACCAGTTTCGAAAATTTGGACAGAACCCGATCACGGGCACTTACTGCATCTGAAGTGCGCGGGAACGCTTCGCGGGTAAAGTTATTACCAATCAGCTGGTCTATTTCCCTGCAAATTTCATTGAATGGCTTCCCTTGTGTCAGAGTGACAAGCTTCATTCCGTCACCGCTGCCGCAGGTACAGATCCATGTTCCCCGGCCGTCCCGGTCATCAATACGCAGCTTTCCCCGCGCACCACATACCGGACATTCGCCTTTAAAGTGATTTCTGGCATTAATGGGAGGTAACCCGAAGTGCTCAAAAATCATTGCCCATTGACCTTTTGCCGCTTCTGCCGTCTTCATGCTCGTTTTCCTAACTGCTGTTTGATATCGCTAATCGCTTTCTGTGCTTGCTGTACTGAGGATGGGGCTGCCGTTCCTGATGCCTCCAGCAGGCGCTTTGCCTTCTCCTGCCCTTTCGCATACGCAATCAATTTGTGCCGGATGAAATTAGAGACGGTCGGCGTGATCTCCATCGGGAAATCGCTCAACCCGTTAGGCCACTCGTCAAACCGTTCGCGAAAGGTGTTTGCGCACCAGCCATCGCTGACGGGCTTTTTCCCCTGCGATACGCGCTGGCGCTGATAGAATTTGATCTGACTCCACCAGGCCTGTTTTTCTGCCTTCGTGGGTTGATGCTGGTTTTTACCCAGCTTTTTGAGTTTGCGGCCGGTGTCGGTATCGACATCCTCACCGCCCAGCGGCTTATGCCCACATTTCGGGCATACATAGACGCCAGCTGGCTTCATGTAATGGCATTGAGAGCATTCGTGTGGCAGCTTTTCGGCCCGTTCCTCAGCTGCGCGGCGCGCGCTTTCCTCCATGCCGTCAGACTTACCGGGAAGATCGTCGTACTCGATTGAATCCGGATAACCCAGACGGTGCACGGTGCCGCTGTGATCGAAGATGAGGCAGGACTCTTTACCCGGTGCGGTGCGCAGGCCACGACCGAGCGCCTGCAGCCAGCGAATTTCGCTTTTTGTTGGCCTGGCGTAGATGATGCAACGAACGTCACTATCGAAGCCGGCCACCAGAACGCCCACACTAACGATGATTTTTGTGGCGCCAGTTTCGAAGCGGTGAATGATGGTCTGCCGCTCATCCACTGGAGTGTCGGCGGTCATTACCTCAGCGTTAACACCCGCCAAGTTAAACTGGATTGTCAGGTAATTGGCGTGGGCTACGTTGACGCAGAAAGCGATGGTAGGCAGATCCCGGCCATTCTCCAGCCAGTTCTGTACGATGTCGCCCACCAGCGTAGAGCCGCACATGATTTCAGCCAGCTGCGTTTCGTTGTAATCGCTCCCGTACTCAAGCGATGCTTTGGTTTTAACGCCTTTCAGATCCGGCTTAGTTGGCGCGTAAAATTCGTATTTACTCAGATCGCCACGCTGGATTAACTCGCCGATGGTGGTCGGCTTAATCAGTCGGTCATAGTATTTGCCAAGGAACGGGGAAAACGGAGTACCCGACAGGCCAATCACCTTTACGCCTTTGCCGCGCAGACGTTCGATATCCTTGAGGATGCGTTTTTTACGCAGATGTGCTTCGTCGATAATCAGCAAATCAATATTTTCAGGAAAAACACGACGAATAAGCGTGTCGGCGCTGGCAATCTGAATTTTACGGTCCGGATCGTAGTTCGGGTGATCCGCCCAGATATAACCGATTTCATCCCCCGGTAACCCATACTCCACGAACCGATTAGCCGTCTGACCGATCAGAATGGTGTACGGTGCACAGAACAGGACGCGCATCCCACGGCTGACAAACCCGGCGACGATGAAGGCGGCCAAACCCGTTTTACCGCTTCCGGTTGGCGAGTACACCATGAAGGTGTCGTTTGCCTTCCAGTCACGGCGCAACATATTTAGCGCTCGTTCCTGTGCAAAATTCGGCGTGATCGTCAGCTCCATTGTGCTGCCCCCGTGCTGATGAGATAATCATTTTGTGATGTGGTTTTCATGGATTCCCCCTCACATGGCTGGTGGCCTCCCCAAAGGCTGCCAGCCTCCCTTCTGATTCAGCTCCTCTGAAAAATCACTCTTCCAGGAAGAACCCTTTTTCGTTTCTCAGCGCCTGAGCGCTCTGTACTGCCTTGCTGATACAGGCGTTTTTTTAAATTGCGCCCTTAAGACAGTGATCTACTTAACCAATGGATCTCTCCTGTTGGAAAAGACCCTATTCCTGCCCCTACACCCAATCCCCCCTTACCCCCCTTTCCCTCTTCCCCATAAAAACGTACTACCTTCCTAGTACATATGAGGAGTTGGGTCAGTTGGTTGCCAACCTGAACAGGCACCTTTAACCCTGCTCTGTTCGGGTACCTTTAAACCCGAAACAATGAGGAGCGCGATTGCGATCCAGCCAGGGGAGGTTCGGCGGTATACCCCTGTAAAGCTCTGCCCTGATTTCTCACAAACAGGCGAAGCCTTGTGTTCGCTTCATGCCTTGCCCGGTTCTCCTTGCGGTACGAAACGGGTTCAGCCTCGAACGTCTCCTGATACACAGCTGCATAACGCTGGATAGCTTTTTGTCGTGCAGTTGGTGTCAGGCTAAGTAACTGCTGCTTAATCCACTCGGCATCCGCTTGGCTAAAATCGGAAGGTAAGATGCTGAGTAACTCAGGCTCTGGTTTCATCGCTTCGCCGCTTAGATGGGAATGCTTTGTTTTCAAAAGCTGAAACAGTCCCTTCCTCAGAAATCACAACAAAGATTTCCCGACCGGCTCTTAATGCTTTGCTTATGGCAATTTGCGTTACTCCGAGCGCTGCGCCAGCTCTTACCTGGCCGTGCTCTTTCACGTATTCCTTAAGAGTAATCTGGTTCATACGTCCTCTACGATTAAATACTACTAAAAGTATTAAAATGAAGGGTACTATAGGTAGGAGACATAATCAAACTTTTGGTATTAAATCAGCCCATGGAAAAGAAAAGCAGATTGACCACAGAGCAGCTTCAAGACGCAACGCGTCTAAAAGCTTTGTATGACTCGAAGAAAAAGGAGTTAGGGATCACGCAGGCTGATATGGCTGACGAACTGGACATATCTCAAGGTGCGGTCGGTCACTACCTGAATGGGCGAAACCCACTGAATCTTCCAGTTGCAGCAAAGTTTGCGAAACTGCTTCATGAGCCGATTTCGAGTTTCAGCCCCGCTCTTGCTAAAGAAGCTGAGCTGTTATCTCAGGTATCAAACGTTACTTATCATGGCCCGGCCAAGCCGCGAGGGACATACCCGCTTATTAGCTGGGTAAGTGCTGGAGCATGGTGTGAGGCTATAGAACCGTACACACTCAAAGACATTGATGAATGGTACGATTCCGATGCACACATTGAAGGTCAAGGGTTCTGGTTAAAAGTCCAGGGAGACTCAATGACTTCTCCTGTTGGTATGAGCATACCTGAAGGCATGTACGTTTTAGTCGACACAGGAAAAGAGCCAATCAATGGGAGTTTAGTTGTTGCCAAGCTTACCGACGCTAACGAAGCGACATTTAAAAAGCTTGTAATTGACGCTGGAAAAACTTACCTCAAGCCATTGAATCCTCAGTATCCTCTCATCCCAATCAACGGCAATTGCAGGATCATCGGTGTCGTTGTTCAAGCTATGATGTGGCTCTGATTTAGCTACTAACAGTACAAAGCCTGTCCTCTCGACAGGCTTTTTTTATTCTTTACATTTCAACGAGTAAGCATTCAACCAACACAAAACTATACTTTTAGTATTGCAGATACTAAAACATCTAGTATTATTCATTTCATCGGCAAATAACGGAACTAGTGAGATGACGACTAACCCTACAATCAAAAAATTATATCAGCTTGTTGATATACCAGATTTTCGCTACAGCAAAGATTGTTCAAGTATTGATTATGGCGATATTGCATCAGATTGCGATACTAAAACAGTGTCTATCTTTGAAGCTATAAACCATATTAGCTTAAACATTTTTTCCATTGCTGAAGATAAAGAAATCAGCAAAGAAAAGATATTAAACCTTTCCTGTATCATCGCTGACCTTGCTGAAATTGGAATGGCAACAAATAAAATTTCTCAAACAGCATCATACCTTTCCGGATTAAAGGATGGTAATCATGGCTCATGAATTCTCGTTAGAACAAGCAAAAGAAAAAGCTCATCAGGCAGAAATAATCTGCCTAATGATGGAGGCATATCCAAATAAAATGGATGATTCAGAAATCGAGGCCATTGCATCTTTATTAAGCAAGTTAACCGGGGATGTTTGTGCCTGGTTAATTGAAGAGCAAGCCATTAGATCCAACGCTTAGTTTTTTTTAGATTCCTAAATAAATAACAGCTTTATTGCTGAGGGGATTCCATACACTTTTTTAGGAAAAACCATGATAAACATCAACGCCTTTAAGACTGCAAAGTTATTTTGTTCAGCCGGTTACTGGGATATCGAGAATTTATATCTTAGGAAAGCATACGGGAGATAAATCATGTCAACACAAGATCGCCAAGACGTGCAAGGTGTGAATATTAAAGCTGAACAACTTAACTTCCTCATGCAAACAATTCACGCTCACCATAAGGATTTTGACTGCCATCAACTTGACGGCCTTTTAGGTCTGGCTTATGACCTTGCCGGGTCGGTATATAGCTGGACCGAGGAAGAGGAAAGGATCGTATTAGCAAATGAAGATGCACAACGAAAGGTGTATTAAATGGATAATTTAATCACTACGTATCGCCGACGAATTTTAAAGAGTGCGTTATTACGCCACCAGCGTAAAACCGGAAGCACCTGCATCATTATTAATATGCCTAAGGGGGGAATAAACACCGTCGAATTAACAGAAATACTGCTTGATGGTCTGTTGAGACGATTCGAAAAGTTGGCTCTCAGTGAATACGGGAATATTGACGGCGTAAAAGCCATCAGAGGAATTTACAGCAACGCCGTAGATGTGAATGGCAGCGGTGAGTTCCTGACAGAAAGCGGAAAGGCATTAATCGACGATCTCATTGCTGAGCTGGTCGAGTTCGCCAAGAAACAAAAATCAGTCACAGCGGAGACAAGCCATGAGTGATCAAACACCAATTATCACGCACGAACCAGTAAATATCGTGCTGACAATCGAGAACGGGAAAGTTATCCACGCGCGCCCGGTTCAGAACGGCGAGGTTACAGCATCGCTGGAGACTTTTTTATGGATGGCTGAACGCGCCGGTTACACGATCACCCCACCTGCAGGAGAGAAGGACAATGGCCCTGACAGCGATACGAATTCCTGAGTGGGTGCACCTGCAGGCGGTCCATGTCCTCCGCCAGTTCAGAGCCAGGCGGATTCATCCCTGCCGTATGCACGGCTCCGGAAACCTGAGCCTGAGGGTTAATCGCCGCTGGCGGCTGCTGTCCCGAGACGGCGGCCAGAACTGGGAAGTAATGAGCCATGAACGATACAGCAAACTGAAGGACAGAAAATGAAAGCGCTTTTCCTTTCCCTGCTGTTTGGCCTGTTGTTGGTGGCCGTCGTGTTCGGCTCGCTGATTGAGTACAAATTTTTGATGGATTTCGGGAGTTGATTATGAAAACGGGACAACAACCAGCTTACCCATGCCCCCGCACTGATTCTCCTCAGGGCATGACTTATCGCCAGTATCTTGTAAGTCAGCTCGCGCCGGTAGTCGCTGCTCAGTTCTTCGAAAGTAGCGCATGGACCGACTACGACGACATGGCCGGCTCTCTGATGATGATGGTCGACAGCATTATTGAAGCTGAAAAGGAGACAGCACAATGAGCAAATCAGCAAAAGAGATTTATACCGTACCTGAATGGATGCGCCCGTACCTTACGTTATTCCAAAACACTGGAGGTAATGACGTTGAGGATCTGCTGCACGATGAAGACACCAATATGTTCGCAAATAGCATTCGGTACATGTTGATCGTGTCCGCTCGTTCACAATTCGGATTGCTGATGGATATGTATAAAAATGGGCAGATTATCGAGCTTGAAACGATGAAAACAGCCCCTGTGGGTGAAGATTATCAGTCAGCGATCGACATCTTGCGAGACAGAGCTGCTCGCGAACTCGATGGTGGTTTTCGCTCACATCACAACGCCCTGATTTATGCAGCTAATGAACTGGAAAATGCCCAGGCTTTCGGGCGGGAGGTCAGTCATGAGTCTTGACTGTGTACCCCTTTCTACGTACTGCAGGGACGCGGGGGAAACGGTAGAAGCCGTTAACAAACGGATACAAAGGGGGTTATGGAAGGAGGGAGTACATGTATTAAAAGTCGATGGCGTTAAAGAACGCTGGATTGACTTAACGGAGGTTTCAAAGTGGGCAAGAAAGAACAAGGATCATTATCTCTCCCAAGAGGAGTAACTATCCGCCAGCATAAAACTGGCGACACTCTGGTTATCACTTTCACATACAAAGGGGTTCTGTGCCGGGAGCCCCTCTCCAAAATGGAAGCAAACGCGCGCGGTGTGAAGTACGCCGAGCGCCTGCTCGGGGAGATACAAAACCAGATCGTCAGTGGCACATTCGATTATGCGAAATACTTCCCAAACTCCAAAAAGCTGGAGCTTTTCGGGGTAGTAAAGAAAACCAAAAATATAAAGTCTTACCTGGACGAGTACCTGAAAATCTGCCAGAACCGCAACCTGTCCCCGTCGACTATCAACGGTTATGAAAAATGCCTGTCGGCGCTGTCAGCTCTGCATAAACTCCACGTGGCAGAACTGACGCCAGCGGTCCTTAAAAACTGGATAGCCAGCCGGAAAACAAAGCTGAAAACGACCAGGAATAACCTTTCGTTTCTGCGCAGCGCCATCGATGAAGCTGTTACGGATGGCCTGCTGACCATTAACCCGGTAACCCTCGTCAGCGCCAGCCGGTACCACGTGATCGACAGCAGCCCGAGCGCCGACGATTACGAGGTTGACCCGTTCACGCCAGCGGAAACCCTCGCCATTTACCAGAGCTGCAGGTACCCGGAATGGGAAAACCTGTTCCGCTTTGCTTTCAATACCGGTCTGCGGAGCTCCGAACTGTGCGCGCTGCGCTGGCCTGATCTCGACACCATCGCGAAAACAGCCCACGTTCAGGCGGCCAGTGTCGTAGGGGTACTTAAAGGCACCAAGACAAAAGCCGGTACCCGTAAGGTGGAGCTGAACAGTGAGGCGCTGGCGGCCCTGCAGGCGCAGAAGCAATACACCTTTATGAAAAGTGAGTTCATATTCAGCGACCCGAAAACGGGAGAACCCTGGGCGAACGCCGACGCTATCCGTAAAAAAGCATGGGTGCCGACCCTGAAAAAAGCTGGCGTACGCTATCGTAACCCGTACCAGACGCGGCACACATTCGCCACCAAGCATATTAGCCAGGGCGTTAACCTCTTCTGGCTTGCCGGACAGATGGGCCACAAAGGGCCGGAAATGATATTCCGCAACTACGGTAAATACCTGGCTGAATATGACGGTAAAACCGCGATTTCAGCCGCGCTGTAGCGGGGGATATATTTCAAAATGTTGGACAGAATCAGGACGTTAGCCAGACATCGATATGCACGTAAAATGCACTTGATGTTTGTCAGAGTGAAAGATTTATTTATTTTCAATGATTTAGGGCTCTTTCGGACGCGAGTTCAACTCCCGCCAGCTCCACCAATCATGATTGGACAGTGCCAGGACAGCACTAGAAAAAACACGAAGTTAGCAGTCTCAGCAGGACACCGACCAGACGGTGAGGGGACAAAAAGGATACGCAAAGGAGCCGCGGCTCCTAAGTGATATGAAAGCCCGCTGAAGCGGGCTTTTTTATTTCTGCTCTCAGGCCTCACTCACCACTCTCAGTGTGGCCGAAAACAACAGCCCGCTTTTCTTTCACCATAGCCTGTCACCTTCCCCTCATGCATGCTTTTTAGCCATATCTGATGTGAGCGTCTGCTGTGAGCGAGAAGCGGACGTTTACACCTCACGAACGAACTCAAATATAAAATTTTTCCAGTTATGCAGTGGCTATAAGGTATGCATTGACATGATATCTATGCCAAAATGAATTAAATTTAATCATTTACGGAGTATTGCAAATCATGGCTATTGTGTTTATTCCTGCCCTTGTTGCGCTGCTTGAAGCCAAAGAGAAGGACTTCGGACGAGAATTGACACGAGAGGATGTTGAGTCGATCCGAGATAATGCTACTGCTATTGAGTTACCTGCAGAGATTGCGAGGGACATGATCGAAAGCCGAGGCTATCCCGATATTGATGCGCAAAATGCCTGGGATGAGTGGTTACTATATAAAAAAACCATAAATTCTTAAGAACATTGATGTGCTTCGAACAGAACTTCTCTAAATCGATAAACTATTCGGTAAAGGAATATTATGATTTTTGGTGATCCCTATCGCTTTGCAATCTGGATTGAATACGTTCCGCAGTGGGGCGATTCTATAAAGAATGGTTTCTTTTATTTCTTTTTGAACGGGAGTATGTATCCTGATGATATCCGCACATCGACCTTATTCGTTGATTATGATGATGTTATTGATTCTGAAAATGCTCTTATAGCTATGCCATGTGATGATGAAATATTTAATGCATCAACAGATAAAGCTTTTGAATATCTGTATAAAATGGCTTACCCACAGCCCACGCCAGAGGATGAATATCCTGATGGAATTTGTAAGTTCAATGCTTCACCCACGATCATTTTAGAATCTGGAGCATGTTTTTTTGCCGTTTCGAACAAAAATTTCGTTAGAATCTTAGGTGGTAAGGTGTCTGAATTAGTCGAACATGGCGAGAGGCGCGTTTGGCAAGATATAAAGCACCCTGTTATAGAAGATATAACTATAGAAAAAATTGAAATTAATAAAATAATTTCAAGCTTTAAGGAATATACCACTTCTTTATTACAAATAGATCGTTAATGACACTCAAGGGCCAGAAATTTTGCATTTAAACCACTTATATCCTCATCTGAGAAAATCACAGCGAGGGCGTTTGTAACGCCCAGTATTCAGCTTAAATATGCGTGAAATTCCTCTACTCAATGGGCATAAACCATGTTGCAAACTTCCGCTTCTGGCACATAGCAGTCTTCAAGACAGTAGCACTCCGTCATGGGGGGCGGGGGTCGGAGGTTCAAATCCTCTCGTGCCTGTAAATAGACCCGTTTTAGTTCCATGTATTTTTTGAGATCCCGGCCGATGATAATAGTGCTGTCGATATTCTTCCGGCGTCATATTGTTCAGTGATTCATGAGGGCGTTCACAGTGATATTCTGACATCCATCTTTCCGTGATTTCCCGCACTTCATTCATCCTTGTGAACAGATAAAAAAATCGAGCATTTCTGTACGGTATGTCCGATGACAGCGCTCAATGAAAGCGTTCTGCGTCGGCTGACCCAACTGGATAATCTCCAGTTTCTCTGCCCATTCCCCCTTCCTTGAGAGATAAATTTCGGACCATTATCCATGCGCAGCATCACCGGATAACCGCGGTTTGCAGAGAACCTGTCGAGTACACGAACCACTTGCAGAGCCGGCAGATTCAGCTTGATTCAATCGCCAACGTCTCACGGTTAATGTCATTAACAACATTGAACGTGCGAAAACGGCGACCACAGGCCAGGGCATCATGCAAAAAATCGACAGACCAGCTCCGGTTCAGTACTTCCGGCGTTGCCAGTGGTGAGGGATTACACACCGGCAGTCCTTTTCCCCAACAAGCCAGCACAAAAAGTTAAGCAATTAAACCACTTCAAACATCCGAAACTGGACAATCAGAACGGTTCATCTCGTGTTACGTAATGTCATATCATCCTCATCTGAATAAAAATGCCCTGTCGCTCGCGATTCATTCAAGGAATAAATATGTACGTTCTGGCACTGGTTTTTGCCCTCTCCAACAACACAACACAAACGGAAATCATTGGCGCATATAGCGCTCTTACGCAATGCGAGGCGGCATCAATGGCCTATTCATCAAAGACGAAGTGTTATTATCTTGATCCAAAAAAAGGAATGCAGGAGGTGAACGCTTCCGATACGCGCCATTCAAATTGAAACAGTCCATCTACTCCACAATTACCTTTACTTTAGGTTTTGATAAGATAATTTTTATCAGTTCAGTAAAGCTGACGGGTTTAAAGAAATAGTAACCCTGCTGGAAGGTAATATCGTTGCGGTTCAGGTAGTCAACCTGCTCTTTAGTTTCCACCCCCTCGGCAACAATACTTAAAGACAGCTTCCGCGCCAGATCCAGCACACAGTCCAGTATTCGTGTGGAATCCTCTTCCATACTGACCCGTGCAACGAAACTCTGATCGATCTTGATATAATCAATGTGCAAATCGTGAAGATATGAAAGCCCCGAATACCCGGTACCAAAATCATCCAGTGCGATAACAAAACCATTCTCATGAAGAATATTCAGGGTCTCTACCAGATGTTCGTCAACGTGTAGCGGCTCGCGCTCGGTGACCTCAATCACCAGATTCAAATCTTTTCTGTCAAATCGTGCCTTATATCGCAGACACTCATCGACAAATGTCGGGGAAGTGATATGAGACGCGCTGAAGTTAATGCCGACATGGAATCCTTCCGGCAGTTTACTGGCAATGGCATTCATATTCTCGACAACCTGAGCCATCAGCCTTTGCGTGAGAGGGATAATCAGTCCCGACTTTTCTGCGACGGGGATAAAGGATGCCGGTGAAATAAAGCCTGCTTTAGGGTGTTTCCATCTTGCCAGTACTTCAACCCCGCGTAGTGTGCCCTCTTTACCATTCACCACCGGCTGGTAAAAAGGCACTATCTCGCCTTTCATGATGGCCCGGCGGAGCGCCTCCTCCGGCGTGGTGCTTCTGTTTAAATAGCGCTCAAGCGCATACCCTGCGAGACAAGATATCATTACAATAAATATAATAATGCCCATGCCCTGACTGAGCAGCCTGTGCGTACTGATTAATGGCGGCTGGTTGTATCTTACAGCAAAGGGATAGTGGGCAGAGTTTACGCGGCCAATATTCTGCTCAGAGGGGTTGGCCTTTGTCACATCGCCCAACAATCCAAGCATCGAATTTCCAGCCATAAAGGTGTAACCCACCTCTTTCAGCGGTGTGCGAAGCGTGTCACGGATATGCTGATCGCTGATAGTCACCACAATCCGGCTGTCTGCAATCTGAGTCTGATATAACAACACAGGCCGCGCATTCACTGTATTCCCTGCCGACGCAAGCCATAGCCGGCTTTCAGGAATCGCCGACAACTGTGACAGTAGTACATGGTTGCCCGGCAGTGACGAGCACCAGATTACGCCCTGTCGATAAATAAAGATCGTTCTGAGATGGGGCTGAAGCGCCGTTTCCGTACCGAGTCGGTACTGCCCTTCCTGATCGCAGCCCCTTTGCGCAATGTCACTGGCCGTTTT